GTTGCGATCATGGTAGGGCACGTGCAGATCACCGATCACCAGCGTCTTTTTCCCAGACAGCATGACCGGCGCCCACTCATCAAACGCCTTAATGCCTTCAGGCAGTGCGGCGAAAGGATTGGTCGAGCGGCCGGGTTCAACAAAGTGGGTGCGGTCGGTAGCGTGGGAGCGCTTGTCGTTTCCCTGCGCCCCACGCAGATACCGCACTCTGCTGCGAACCGCGTCAATGGAGGAAAACATCTCAGGGGCAGCGGCGTAGATTGCTTTGGCAACAGTCAGGTCAGGAGAGTGGGGGAACCGGTCCAGGTATTCGAGCACAAGTTCACGGGCAGCATCAGAGCTGGGCAAAGCGTCCTCCTACTTTTTGTAGAGCAGCCCCTCTTTAAAGGCGTGAATCGCCAGGAGCAGGCGGTCCTTTTCTACATGCGCAACGCTGGTAAGGTCCGGGCCGGTGAACTGAAAGCCCAGGCTCTCAATCAAGATCGACGCCTCGGTTGCGTAGAGCTGTGGGATTTTCGGCATTACGTAGTTGAGCAGAATCTGGCCAGAGTCAACAGTGATGCCGTCGTTTTCGATCATCGCAACGAACTTATCGGCCTGCTCGTCCCAGGTCATACGCCCTTGCATCTTTAAGCCAAGCGTCTTTGCGGCGATGCTGGTGGCAATCTGTTCAGTCAGATCCGGCTTTGCTGCAAGGTTCAGGCAGCCTGTGAGAAAAATGATTACAAGTAGGGTGGTGAGTAGCTTTTTCATTATTCTTTTTCCTCCATTCGGTGTTCGCAAATAGCGCACATGGCGGTGGGCTTTCCGCATTTCATGCACTCCGGCGCAAACAGCACCTGCTCCTCATGTGTACGGCCAGTCGGTTTTGTCGATTTCTTCTTCGTAGTATTCGACGGGGTTTTCATATTCCCTCAGTGGTATGGCATCTTCATGAAATGGGCATTGGGGCTGGCCGTCGTAGCGATTTACCGTGTCAGCCGTATGTGAGCAGAACGTGCCGAACTCACGCTGATCACCGTTTCGATCAACCCTGAACTCGCATTTGGCACGGGTGCAGCTCATCTATTCTCCTATCTGAAACTCCTCGGCGTAGAGCGGCAGCCCGCTTTCCTTCATGATCTCGGCGGTGAGCAGCCCGGTGAACTCAACTTCAAACCAGTCGCCGCGCAGGATCTCTCTTTCAAGATCCGCCGGTGTCCAGCCGCGCCAGGAAGGAAACAACCCATAGCCGTGGTAGAAAGCTGCCACCACCTCAGAGCAGATAGCCTGGCCGGTGCCGATCTTGCGCAGCCAGGGGAACACCCATGTGCCGACCCACTGGAGCGCCAGCCGGGCGACCGGATAGACATGCCCATCGAAGCGGCTCATGCGCGCCTTATCCCAGGCCAGCCAAAAACGAGGGGAGGTCATGCCCACGCTTTTCGCCGGGCGGCCTATAGTGACGTAGCTGCCGATGTAGTCGGCAAGGCCGTTGGGCCTGCGGCGCGTTCTCCAGCGAGCAGAAAAGGTTTCGCCCAGGTGGGTGGTGATCAGCTCAGCGTGCGAGCGTGTCGGCACAAAGCCAATTTGCTGCGCGCGTTGGTGGGAGATGATTGTGTTGGTGAGGAGTTTGTCGCGCCATTTTGCGGCCGGGCCGCCGACGCCGGAGGTGAGCAGGATGTGCCCGGGGCGGAGATTGATTCTTTCGGTCATCTTACAGGCGCCTCATCTGGTTCTGGGTTTAATTCTGTGAGCAGATCAGAGAGCGATTCGCGCGTGATGTCGTCAGAGTTCGGCGTGAAGTTATCGACCACCCACCAGAATCCCAGTTCTGCAAAGAAAAAGATGTGGGTCACGATCACCTCCCATTATACTCGCCCAAAGCAATAACAGTCAACCCCGCGCCTCTTTCATGATCTTTTCCATCAACCCAGGATTTCTGCGCGCGAAAAGGAAAACATCATTGCACGCTTTGCAGGGCATAGGCTTTCCGCAGAAGCGGCACTTTTTAATCCGGAGTCTTCGAAGGAAGGATCGCAGGCCCATCGTGTTTTCCTTTGTCCAGGTTGTGGAAGTTGATTCGCCCTATCTTACGCACGAAGCTCGCAGGCGTGGCCCATGAGGGGGGCTTTATGCTTTGATCCCAGTAGTGGTCGGCGCCCGGGGCTGGGTGCTCTATCATTCCCGTGAGCGCCTGGATGGCGATCTCGATGCACTCGAGCCACACAGGATCGCCGTCCTTGGGCCAAGTGGTGAGCTGCGCGTCACGTGGGTCGGTGAGCGAGGAAAAGGCCCACTTTTTAAACAGCACGTCGGAGACGGTCTTTGCTTTAAAGTACGGCCGGCCGAGGCGGTTGAGTACCGTCATGGCCACAGCTTCTTTGCCGGGCCGGGGCTCACCGCGAGCTTCACGCCAAATGCACAGTGCAAGAAACACGGTGTCAGACATCGTTTGGTACGGGCGATTTCGGTCTACCATGTCACAGTTTCTCCTTGCCAGGTGGCTGACGCACCTTGCCACGTACCCCATCCGTGCCCGCCGGCATAGTTGTAAGACAAACTGTAGACTCCAATGCCGGCGGAAAAAAAGAACACCTCTTCGGTCGCCGATTCCGGGATGACGCCGTAGTACCCGGCGGTGGTCAGCATGGAAAATGGCGCGGAGGTCGGCGCGATGAGCCACAGGTATGTGAACTCCGGCAGCTTTCCCACGGACAAGTCGTAATTCCAGCGGATGACCGGCCGGCGCGAGCCGATCGTTTTATTGGTGCTGCCGATCTCCCATTCGTCGGTGTCAAAGGCATGCGAGTAGACATCGACGATTTTTGCGCCGGTGATGCTTCGGATCATCGTCAGGGCCGGCAGCGTGGGGTGGAGCAGTTGCTCATTGCTCAACGCATCCACGCGGCGCTGGCTGCCAAGCAATGTGGCGAAGGAGATTGTCGCGCCCGCTGTGCCGTAGGCTATTTCAAAATCGGGTTGGCTTGAAGTGATGAGGGACATCTATTTTCCCATGTAGGTTTTGATGTACTCAATGGCCTGATCTTTAACGCAGCCAATGATGTAGGCTTTGCCAGTTATCCAGATGCCCCAGGCAGCCACCGCCCCACCGACCGCGCCGCTGATCGCCTGGAGCGTCGCGTTCTTTGCACGAAAGGCTTTGAGCTTGGCGTCGTATTGGCGTTGCATGATCATCATGTTCCACAAGATTAGCCCGAGGACTTTCTCCTGTGGATTGCCGCGGACGAACTCTTCGGCCTCTTCGCGGGTGTTGATCTCTTCTGTCAGTCCGGGCATAGAACCGCCTTTCTCTAATGTGCGTAATTATCCAAAAATTCTACCACCCAAACCATGTGTTTCTGGAACGTCGTTAGGCCCCGGTGTCGGAGTTGGCGTAGGGGTAGGCGTAGGCGTCGGTGAAGGTGTTGGCGTCGGAGTTGGCGTAGGCGTAGGGTCCGGGGCTGTTTCGCCAATCGTAACAGAAAGCCCGGTGGCGTTGTATGCTCCATCTTCATCTACGATATACAGCCAAGCCGTTTGCCCGGTAGTCCAACCTGCCGTATTTGCCAATATGGTCACGCTGCCATCTGCCCACGCTGTAGCGGGCTGAACTTCCCTGCGAGTACAGGCCGCCCAAGTAGAGGCGTTTCCTAATTCGCCCCGCGCCCTGCTTCCGATCTGGACGTAGACATCATCGACAAAAACTTGCTCGTCACCATCGCGTCCGTCTACCGTGTTGCCCACATAATTTTGGATCGCAAAGGACTGCATCCGTTGGGGGAGCCCGTTGTAAACTGCTAAATTGCCGTTGTAGTTCAGGACATTAGTGATTACGCCCCCGGTTTTGTGCATGTCATAGACGAATGTCCCATCCTTAACCGTTGATGAGCTATTGCCCTCTGCGTAGATTTCAACCCGCGACCATGTGTTAAATCCTGGGTCTTCGGCTGCACTCAAATACTCATAGCCCACCTTATCTTCGATGGTTGAATACCAATCCGATTGTGCTACCCTGGTGGTCATGCAAAGGACATAATCTTGGCCGTTGTTCCAGTGGCTTGCCATAAAGACCGTATAGGTGTCATCCATGTTATTGGTGCGATCCATGATGCGCCACATTTTGTGCTGTCCGAGCGTGTCGCTAAGGTCAGCGTATATCCAGAAAGTGGCGTAGACTTTCGCTGCGACACCGCCGAGGCCGTACCAATATCCAGAACCGTAACAGGACGCAGTATAAGAAGATCGTATTGATTTGCTGCCGCTGTGGGCGCGGACATCAGAATACCTCGGAGCGCGGCGGCTGGTAGAATCCGGGTCAGCACCCCAACCGGAAGCAACAAAAGCATTGCCGGATGTCCCGGCTTCGATGTTCGCCCCAAGCCATGAGTAAGCCCCTGCGTCAGCGTTGGTGCCAAAAGAACTCCCGCTCACGGTGATGGACGCGCCGTTATCGTAGGTTCCAGAAAAACTTGTCGGCGCAGGGGCAGCAAGCGCCACCCCCGACCACAGGAGCAGGATTATTCCTGATAATTTACAGTGATTGAAACCGCTGAACATTGCACCTCCTCGCCCGCCGCCATCCCGCGAGACTCAATTGCAAACTGTTGCATGGGATAACTCCCGCCGCCCTCAACTTCTGCTTCGGTCCAAGCGATGCCGGTGGCCGGGTTTGTTGACCAAACTGCGGTCTGGTCAGTAAATGATTCTGTCAAAGTTTTATCCGAGCCTACGTAATTCGTTCCGTTGACTCGCAGATTCCCACGAATGGATGAATCCGCAACGGTTTCTCGGCAGCGCAAATTTACGGTTACGTTGTCAATCGAAGACGAAGAGATTGAAAAAGCTGTGAAAGTAAAATAGTGATAACCGGCAGTGTCGGCCTTATACGCATAGTCGGTATCGTTTGGTGAATCTGGAGTCTCATCTGTGTCACCGTAAACCGTGGTAGCCGATGCCGTCCAGCTACCGCCGGCCCCGGTACCTGTCGGAACTCTGGTCTGAGATGCAGCGCCCCCGCTTTGAACCGAATTGTTTGTGATCGCACCGGACGTAATGCTGGCAAGGTCAACCCCACCAGAGGTTGATTCAATTCCGTTCGTCGGTTGGGTGTAGTCAAGGTCGCAAGTGTCTCCTGAATTGACTGTCGTCCCGAGTGTGTAGACCGCATCTGTTCCCGGCAAGCCGCTGTCATACGTGGCCGTGATATCGTTTCCGGCAGTGGCACAGTCAACGTCAAACCCGCCGTTTCCACCCGCTCCGACCGAAAGCGAAGCAGATCCAGTAAGGGTGAGCGTTACGCCATCGGTATCAATCACGCGAGAGGTCAGTGTTGGTGTAGCAGGCGAAAGCGAATCCGTAAGGCTTACCGTCATCCACTTTCCAGCCGTCGCGCTATAAATGGCAAGGGTAGTCCCGTCAACCGCGATACCAGAAACGTGGGCCGAATCACTGTTTGCCGGGTAGGTGTCGAAAGCAAACCCCCCGAAAGCGGTCCAGGCAGAACCACTCCAGTAATGAAGGGTGTCCACGCCGCCATTGGTGTAACAGCGGATTTCAGTGTCTTCTGCCGGGGCAGGCCAGCTTTCCACCGCAAGGGTGTTGCAGGCAAATTGTACCGCGCATAGCCCTGTCGTTGGGTCGCATAATCCGTTGTGAAGGTTGGGGTCGTCAGCGTGGTCGTCGGTGTATGTCTTTGCAGCTTTTGCGCTCGGGAGCGAGTCGTCTGAAGCGCTGGTCGCGGCCAGATCGGAGTCGATTGAAAGGGCCGCAACCGCTCCACCAGTAGCCCTACCAACGACGGTCTGCTCCCCCACCGTCAGCCTCGCCGGGGTGTTGTCCGAAGTGGCATAGACGATTGAGTAGGCATCGAAAAGGGATTCGAGCAGATAGCCGGCGTGGGGGTCTGCCGCGCCTTCGTGCGTAGTGAGATCACCAGATATTTCATCTATGGCGTCTTGTGCGGTAAGAGAAGACACCGTTCCCGCCGGTACGTTGGTTACGTTTCTTGCGTACATCTTGTACGTGTCATCGAAGTGGTCGTCTGCATCGGCGTCCAGTTCAACACCGGTTTGTTCGAACATCACCGGCTTAGCGCAGCCAACAGCCAGCAGCAGAACTACTAACCAAATCCAATGATGTCTACTTTTTCCTCTTGCCATATTTCAGTTCCTTTAATCAGGTCGGCGTACCACAAGCCTTGTTGTGAAAAGCAAATGTTGTAGGCGTGGATCTGTGTATCTTTTTGGCGGACTATGATGCGGAAGATGGACGGAGCATGAGTTGGCCCGTCCATCTTGGCAAAGCGGATGTTGGCGAAAGTCACCAAAGCGCCAGCAAAGTCTTCGCAGTCGTGGCGATGCGTTTTATACAGGCTCGGTACAGCTATGGGGTGAACGCCGAACTCCATAGCAAGGCGCTGGTTAGCCCATACTACTGTTTCAGCAAACTCGTCCTTAGTAATGTGCTGAAACGCTGCGTCAAGCAGATTCTCCGTTGCGGAGATTTTCTTTCCCCACGGCATACGAGAATCGAATTGCTTTAGCTGCTCTCTGATTTGCGTTGATGTTATGATTTTTTGCACAGATGCGTGATCCCTGTCGTTGCGGCCCCTAAAATCTCCCGGTGCAAACCCCGGTCATCGTCGGCGGCAATATCGGCGGCAATATCGGCTGCGTCCCGTAATAAAGCGTGCCCATATCAGCGCTGTCGTCGCCCGCATTTTCTCCGGGTGATCCTGATGCGAGTTGCCAATTATTCCAGTTCGCGATATTTAACGGAGTGCCAGAGTATACCGCTGCGCCTGTAACTGTATTTGTTGGTGTAACAACTAGCGATATTGTGCTGCTATTACTATTTAAGTTATAATCTATTGTTGATCCAGACCCAACACCTTCTTCTTGGTCGCTTGCAGCAGTTTGGAGCGTTGAATTGTCAAATATGTTATTGTTGAGTGTCCAGTTTGAGTTTGGAGAAACGGCGCTTTTAGAGCCAATACTAACGTCCATGTTATAGAACGTATTATGGCTCATGTTCATACCACTTACGCCGCCGATCTGTATGCACTGTGGCTCATCGCACTCTTGAAAGACGTTACCGGTTATCGACATCGCGCCGGATGTACCATCGTAAATACCTATGTGGACTGCGTTGTTATAGAAGTAACTATTTATAATTGCGTTATTAGGCCCGCCGCCGCCGTCATCTTGATACGCGTCAACGTGGTTAGCGCATCCTGTTTGATAAAAATTTGAAAAAGTATTACCTGGCCCTACAGTTATCCCACCACCGGCCTGAACATTTATGCCGTCTGAACATTCATTGCCACCGGTAAAAGTGTTGTTGGAGATTGTAAAATTATTATCATCGCCACTACTATTTATACCAATCATTCCAGATGCTGTACTTGGAGCTACGTTATTGATTATATTCCCATCGATCAAAACACTGAAAGAGTAGCCACTGCCGCAATCGGGGGCCACGAAGTACATTTTTGCATTTATCGTAGAATTTGTTATCTGGAGATTATTTGAGCACCCGCCTGGCTGGTAGCTTCCACTCAGAATTACATTGTCTATTTTTATGTATTCTGCGCCCCAAAACGTGAATCCATTTAATGGTGCGTCGGGGTTAATATCAAGATCGACAGTGGCACCTTTTGTATTGACCGATTTTATCGTAACATAACTTGCGAATTGTTCGGTGATCTGGCCTGTTACAGTATAACTTCCGTCATTTAAGCAAATCTCGTCACCGGCAGAAGCGGCACTGATGGCTGTATTTATATTTGCGCCGGAGTTGAGCGTGGTTGTGCAGACAGCTCCCGACGCAGAGGGCAGAAAAAAAGCACAGACCACGGCTATGAGTATTTTAGTCCGCATCGCCACCAACCCAATTATCGTGGTATTGAGCGTTGCCACCGGAATAAATCCCAAGATATTTACCGCTGTCGGCAAAATCCTGGCCTACTTCATTAGTGCTACCATCGCCATCCCCGTTAACATTCCCAGAAGAGTTGGTCGTGGTACACGTAGTCGCGCTTTCTCCGGTAACATACACTCCATAGTCACACGTCCCCCAGGACGCATACGCCGGAGGGGCTGACGAGCTCCAATGCCAAACCTTCCATTTTGTGCTTAGGCCGGTGCCTGTGACCTCTAGCCCGAGTGAATCTCCCTCTGCAATACTGACAGAAAAAGAGGCTATGTCTGAACACGACGCTCCTGTGCAATATCTTACAGCTATGGCTGATCCGTTATTGTTCCGCAAGCAATACGCTACTGTTGTAGCGTTGTCTGATGCAACTTGCCGCGCATAGACTCCGGTATAGGAAGTAACGCTGGATGGCCTGTATTCGACGGCAACATATTGAGAGATAGTACTGGTCTGCGCATCGTAAATATAGACGGTGGATGGCTGGATAATTAACTCACCACCGCTAATGGAGGAGTCTGTTCCCGTCAGTTTTACCCACGCCCCGGACGAAACGGAAGACAGCTCGCCGTTGTCGTAGGGAAAAGCGTCAGAGAAATCTTGACCTGGCGTGGCTGCGCCGGAAACGACCGCCCCGCCACCAACCATGATTGGCCCCACCCAAGCAAAAGCGATAGAATAGGCAAGAAGCAAAGCACAGGCTATTAAGAATCCATACTTTTTCATTATGGTGTCTCCTGTACCCATGTTCCGCTCCCGCCCATCGTGACCCAGTTCGTAACGTCGATGGCAACCAAGCAGATAAAGTCGCCGTTTACACCGTCGCCAGCCACACCAGGGGAGTTGATAGCCTCTCCAGCAGAAGCAGCGGCTCCATAAAGGAGTATTACGTCAGAGCCGTCAACGTCTATCTGGACGCCACCAGTACCGCCGCCATTGTCATAAAAACAAGCGCTCATGCCAGCAGCAGCAGCAGGGAGGGTGTAAACTGTATCGCTCGTCGCCGTAGCGTGGTCAGCAATAAACATAGTCCCGTACATCTGCGCGGCGGTCGGAGATTCTGTGCCATCGGTGGTCGTTACAAGGTTTATGGCTCCAAGGATTGAGCCGGTACTGACAAGGCCGATTGACCCCATGTTCAGCGCGGTCACGCCTGTGCTGGAAGAAACTCCAACTTCGTTTGCCGTATCGTCAAAGTTGAGTGTCAAATCCTCATCGGCGCCAGCGCTAAGACCAAGAAAAGTGATAGCGCCGTCTCCGTCGTCTGTGATCTTTACGCCAGTAGCCCCAAGCGTTACATCGTCAATCGTTGGGTTCTGGTTGAAAACGATTAGTGGTGTGCCTGTACTACCAGTTTCGTCGGTTACTATTGTTGCAAGTTCGGAAGATGTATCTATATCCGTGGTAGCCATACCGCCAGCCCCGCCGTCGTCGTCTACCTCTTTCCACGTGTCCGTGGCCCGACACACATAAAGCGACCCGTCCGTGTCGGCGTCAGTATCCCAATAGGTGTCGCCAACGGTACACGTACCTGGTAGCGATGTGGCATTTGGTGTACGAAGGGTAGTAGATATTAAGACCGTAAACGTACCAGCAGCAGCAGTCGATCCGCCTATAATGCTATTGTTTACCGTCCCGCCAGAAATCGTCAGCGCGTCGGCTACTTCGTTGTCGGCCCAAGGGTTATCTGTGTTTACGAGGTTTTCAGTTATTGTTCCGTCTGCGATGTCGGTAAGCGTTGCTTCAGCGGCTTGGTATCCATCCAGGTCAACAAAGGACGTGGCCTGCACATAGGGATCAGCCGCCGTCCCGGTTCCACTTTCTGCCGCGTTCGTCCACGCCAGCACCATGTTCGCAGAAGATGCCCGAGCGTTCGGAAACTGCCCACGATAAGCGCCGTCCCCTGTAATCGAGGCGGGGCCACGGAAACCAGCCGCGTGTGTGTCGGTGGAGTTTGCTTCGTAAAGGCCCAGGTCGGAAGCCTCCCCGGAAGTCTTAGACGTTACAAATGATGTCCCTGTGATGGTCGTCCCGGTGATAGCCGCTGGAGTTGTGCCGCCGATAGCGCCAGGGGCATCAAATGGCAACCGAGCCGCCTCTATAGTACCAGAAGAAAAGAACGAGGTGGCGCTGTCTCCTGTCGCTGCTACCGATGCCGTTCCGGTTACGTTGCCGGTCACGCCACCGTCAGCGTAAATCATGCCATCGACTTCAAGCATCCCGGTCACATAGCTGTCTTGCCCGTCCTGCGCCTGTCCCGGTGAGCCTCCACCAACTTTTAGATTTCCGGTCAGGATTGCCACGCCGTCAGCAGCGGGGGTCGTGATCGTAAGAAAGCCTGAATCGATTTTGTTAAAGACTGCCGTTTCGTTCGTGGCGTCTTGAAAGGTGATCGTCGGGGAGTCTCCGGTTCCATCGTCCATAAGGATGTTGCCGGTCATCGTGCCGCCAGTAGTCGGAAGACCGCCGCCAGCAGCCACCGAATCGACATAAGCTTTGCGAGCAAACTGGTTGTCGGTTGTCGGGTCGGTAGCAGGGCCAACGGGAATCCCGGTCAGCGTGAGGACGTTCGTTGATGGATTAAAGCTGATACCTGCGTCCGTTTCCGTGGCTTGGCTTCCGGTCGCGCCGTCCACAAGGATAGGGTAGAAAGTGGCGTTGTCGTCTGCCGTGTCAACCGGGGTTACGTTGTTGGGGGCCGAACTACCTAAGGACGCCGGGTCGGTGTATCCCATTGTCCCGTCAGCGTCTACATTCAGAAGGTAATCCGCTCCACCAGGGGCAGCGGTAGGGGTCGTCCATCCTATCGCGGCACCCGCAACGCCCGAAGTGATCGTAAAAATGTTATTGTTCGTGGCGTTTTTCATTTGGATCGCGCCGGTGTTCGCACTACCGGTTCCGACCGTGAGGCCGTTCGCGCCGGTGAAATTGCCAGTTGCGAACGTGACATTGGCAGTATTAAGAAGGTTCTGGTTCGTAGCACCCATCAATCGCCAGCCGTCCGTACCATCACCGTCATCCGGCAATATCGTTGTTGGTGAGGACTCTGTAAGGGCAGCTCCGGTTTCATCATATTTGAAGAAATACTGCACGACATCAGCGCCACTGATTGTCGTTACCGTAGCTATGTCGCCTTCTGCTAAACCAGCCGAAGCGATAGCGTCAAGAGCGCCAGCACCGCCACCGATTAGAACCGTGCGAAAATAAGGGATATTTACACCACTATCTAATGCCGCCTGCTTCTCGGTATCCAGTTCGTTCAAAGCGTTCTGGACCGTTACGGCTGCGATGCTACCCGCAGGGGTATTGGCTACCTCTGCGGCGGTCTGGTCGTCAGTGCCAGCACCTGCGGCAAGAGTGGCTAAGGACACACCAGCCGGATTGTCTCCGTCCGTAAATGTCATGGTGTTTGTTTCTTCTGAGATAGAGCCCGTAGCACCGATAAGTACGGCCCCTTCAACGCGAATACCGCGCGCCCCGTCACTGCTCAAACCAGGAGGCGGCGGAATCGCCATCGGCGCCGCCGTCTCTTCCAGATTATACTTTAACCCGACGCAGCCGCTGAGCATCAGCATTGCTAAGATAACGGGCACACCTTTTCCAAAGCGGGTGAGCAGTATCTGCGCAATGCGCTTTACGGCGCCAATGTAGGGCACCCATTTGTCGGGCAGGTAGCCGGCAATGCCGTCAGTTGCAAGCAGCATGAGTAGTACCCCGAGGAGAGTCTCCCAGTGAGCAACAATGAAGTTTCCGATTTCAGTCATTTTCTACCTCTTCACAAAGCGCAGGGTGACAGTGATGATGTTTGAATTGCCGATATTGGCGGCGGCAAGACTGCCCGTGGCGACGATCTTTGCAGTCAAGGTGTTGTCTATCGGGGGAAAATACCCCAGCGTGCTGTGCCCGCTCTCACGCTCTGCGGCGGTCAGGCTGCGCGCCGATCCGGATAAGAAGATCTGCGCCCCGTCGGCGTCAACGATCTGCACACGATAGGCAGTTGTCGGCGCATCCCCGCCGGCGGCGGGCTTAGTCAGCACTTCACCCAGGACGTAGTTGGCAAGGCCCGTGAGCGCGGTGTCGGGGATCGTACCCGCGGCCGCATCGGAAGTGCAGGCCAGGGCGACGATCCGTTCGGTCTTGATTTTATCGGGATTGGTTGTTCTGGTCTGGACTACTGATCCTGCCATGGGTTACTCCTTTATGTTTTCTTTAATTATACCGCATCTGCTGAATAAAATCATTCCGAGCTGCGCGGTCCTTTTTTCTTCTTGACAATGTTTTGCTCGGTGAGCATATCCCTGTCTTGCATTTCCCCGAGTAAAGTTCTGGTAGCTATCGTGTGCGTCCGGCTCTTTACCTTTTCGAGCAGACGGTATTTTTCCTCGTCGCTCCACTCAGGCCAAGCCTTTCTGGAGATCAGATCTTCAAACTCAGCCTTTAACTGAGTGCCGTAGTCGATGGCGTAGCTTCGGTACATGTCCTCGGGTATCTGGTACTCGTTGCTGTGCGCTGACACCGTTTCTTCCGGCAGCGCGGGGTAGAAACCAAGTTTTTCCAGCTCCAACTCCACGGGGTCATTGGTTTCTTTCGCCCATTTGAAGGGCAGCCATTGGCGAAACACGCCGCCGGGGATAACGCTGTCCTTTCCATACACATCCAGTTGTGCCGGCAGCGTACCAGACACGCCCGGGATGGTACGTGCAAGAGCCTTTATCCACTCATTGCCCTCGCGGGGTTTAGCTTCTCCCTCTGTCAGCACTTCATACGCACGGCTTGTGGAACTGAGGAAACCGGAGTACGGAATCCACCCCATAGCAAATCTTGGGATTGCTGATTGTCTACGGTCATACCTATCCAGAACATTTTGTAGCCCGGCAAAGTAAGCGCCGTCGAGAAGGTTGTCCTTCATCATCAACGCAAAATCCATGAACGCCTCGGTTGCCTTCTTCTCATCTGGAGCGTTGATGATCTTATCATAAAAAGTTGTAGCCGCCGCGATCCCGGTGTTGAAGGGCTCCATCCGGCGAAACTCATGCCATGTGTACCCGTCCTTTTCGTTGCCTCGCCTCAAGGACCAAGGCTTTTTACCCTGCCTGTACCAAGCATCGCGCTCGGCTTTGTTCTCCGGAAGCGGGCCGGTGATTATGCCCTGCTGCGCGGCGTTGAGTACAAAGTAGGCGATAATGGCGCCCTCTATCTGCTTTGCGATGATTTCGGCTGGAACGTATTTTTTATGCGCCGCCCAATCTTTACCCAGCGCTTTGACAACGCCCGGCTCCATACCTTCGATGCCCCTCTTCATGCCCCAAGACGCAGCTTCTTTTACCAACCCAAGCCCGGGGGTCATCTCAACGCCGCGCTTTAAAAGATTGCTGATCGTATTGACGAATGGCATAATCGTCATCTTCAACAATGTCCCGACCACAGGGACTTCCCGTGCTTTTGCAAGCAGGTTGGTAAAGGGGTCAGGCGGATCAGTGAAAGTTGAGTAGCGGGAGAACCGCTTGGCAGATTCCAGATCCGCGCCGCTTAAATTCTCCGCAAAGTTCTTTTCGAACTGTGCGCGCTGATCGCCTTTGAGCCCTCTCTGATTTGCCGCCCTGCGCGCCAGAGCGTTCACTTGAGCGTCAAAAGCGATCGAGTTGGCCCACACATCCATAGCTTGCAGTCCACGAGTGGCTACGGTCAGATAAGGAGCAAGCGTGCGCAAAATTTTATGTGGGCTCCTGGCGAACGCCGACGCTGAAGCGCCCATGTCGTTTGTCCATTTGGTTTCGTAAGAATCGACACGCCCTCTTTTCATCATCTCTGCGGCAGCGCCGCGGCCTTTTACAAACCCAGTTCCCATGCCAGCCATCATTGGCACAATTTCATCAAGATACCGCTGTCGCTGCGCGCCGGTGAAGGTAGACCAAATCTTGTCTATGGGAGCAGTGAGCGCCCGGTGGGGGAGCTGCCATGTAATCCACGACGTATTGCCCGCCACATTCACAAGGTGGGTCGGCGGGCCGGACAGGACATTGTTATACCAAAACTCAACAAGGTAGTCAGCGAACTTCGGGTCGGGCATCTCCTTTTCGAAACGGTCCAGTATGTCTTTTGTGAGAGTGCCTTCTTCGAGTCTACGCAGAACTCTTTGCGCGTCCTCTATCTGCCGCGGGCTCAACTTTTTAAACCTATTCAGGATGTCCGCGATGCGGTCGCCTGAGACATATTTTTTCTGGATCTCAAGCGCACGGCCGACCTCGCTCTTTGCCCCGCTCGTGATGTCTAAAATACCTTCCCGAAAACCGGTGAACTTTTGATTGAACTCGTCTATGCCAATCTTACCTTTACGGAAATCATCGAGCACCCCACCGAACATCTTCATAGCGGTGGCGTTGATCTCACCAACAGCATCCATCTTGGCGGTGAGATTTCCACCCGACATCTTCTGTAAGTCCTGGAGGGCCGACTCCATCCGATTCGGGGAGATGAGAATCTTGTCTGACCGTGCTTCGGTCTGCTTATGCGTAATCGTCTGTTTTTCTTTGGCGATTGCAAGCTCAAGATCCTTGGCGCTCTGCGGGATATTCTGCTTATCGAGGTTCACCGATCCGGCGTATTTACCGTCACGCGGCGCCGGCGGGTTCTCTGTTTTGTCCAGAATCTGCTGGCCATAAACCGCCGCAGCGTGGTCAACGACACCGCCATAATTCTGCGTAATGGCGTCGATCACCTGCCGATCCACACCCATGCTGGTGAGGTACTCGCCCACGTCTTTACCGACACGGCCGGCGTTGCGCTTTACCATCAAGATGTCTTTTGCCAGGCGATCGTAGGCCGCGCGGCGCTCCGGCGTCATGGTCTTTAAGTCGTAGCCCAGCGAGCCGGTTTTGCCGACAGCAGTGTTCACGTCACGTAGCATATCCTTTACAGACCGCATGCCTGTGTTGGGCTCGGGCGCTGCTGCTTTGGCGGGTTCGACGGGCTTTGTCACACGGTCATACGCTTCGCTCATCATCTGCTCGGGGGTGCGCTTATCACGCTGTGATGGATGCTCCCTGCGGGCGGCCTCTTGTGCCTCACGATAGAGCTGCGCCTTGTAAGCGTTGTTCGTGCGGTCTTCGCTAAAATCTTTCGCGGCTTTATACTCAGCTTCTTTTGCCCGAGCAGCATCTTCCAAACGCTTCAGCTCTGCAACTTCACCGGCCGACGCTTTCTCTCCGAATGCCACCGCTTCGTTGGTGGTCTTAAATTCCGGAATCGGACGATTCGGGGCTTCTTTCGGATATTCAACGGATGAAATGTTCGGCCCGGGTTTATCGCCCACCAGCGCCGCCTGCCTTGCGATCTCAGCGTCTCGGGCGTTTCTGGCCTCAATGGCGAGAACGTCCGGATTTTTCGCTGCTTCAAGTTCGGCGTCCTGACGCTCCAATTCGGTCAACCGGCCCCGCAGTCCTTCTCGGCCCACAGGCGATTGAACCTCGTCCACCATCCGCGCGTAGCGTGCTTCTTCTTTTTCACCATAAACGCTCTCGGCATTCTCAAAAGTCTCGGCCGCCTGCTGCGCGCGTTTCGTTTCGGGGCGCTCATCATAAGCAAGCGTCTCCTCTACACGGGAGAGCCGATCGAGTGGGCGCTGTGGGGTGTTGGCACGCTCTTGCGCGATGCGCGTTAAGATCTCATCTTTGGCGAATGTATTGTCGAGCTTCACATTCTCCGCGGGGCTCATTTTTTCCGGAACGCCGGACTTGGGCGCTGCTTTGCCCATCACCTCTTTGGCGCCGTGAACAGATTTAGCGGCGACGACCAACTCGGAGATGTCGCCCGCAAAACCAAACAGACCTTTGATCTCCTTTTGCTTTTCTTCAGGCAGGCTCTTTACATAATCTGAATCAGCGAGCGATTCGAATATGGATTTTGCCGCCGTGCCTGGCGCCATCAGAGCTTCGCCAAGCACCTTGCTCTCTTTGTAGTAGGGGCGATAGCTCGGCACATTCTGCGCCGTCCACTTGCTGTTTTCCTCAAAGCCTTTCGTTGCCGCCTGGTGCAGCTTTTCTGGATCGATCTCGCCGCCCAGGATAGCCTGATCCATCACCTCTTTGGCAAGACTCTGCGCATAGCCGAGCGCACCGGTGAAAAATTGCGGGACGCCGGCGGTGATAAATTCAGTCACACCCTCGGCCCAGGCCGCGGGATTGGCGGTAAATCTGCCGACATCATCCCAAGTGGAGGTGAACTTCTCCGTCGCCCGCTTGGTCATGTCCTTGACATCGATCGCGGAAATAGCTTTCGGGATTTCTGTAGCCGCTTTTATCGGGTCAATAATCGGCACCGGGCTATACTTATTCGCCGTCTCAACAAGACCCTGCGCTTTTTTCACAGCGTCGGATTCGTACCATGCTTTCTCCGGCGGAGGCGCTACGCGGTCAAACGCAGCACCCCACGGATCGGGCTGTTCAGTTTCCGGCGCTGTTCGTTTTTCCTGAACAGGCTCGCCGGTCTTTGTGTTCACCCCATCAAGCACCATGCGGGGGTGGCCTTCAGTTTTAAACTGAGAGGGCCAGTGACCGGTATCGTCCGGCGCAGCGCCGGCAGCGAACGCAGCACGATAGTCATAGAAGTGTTGGGGATCGTCTGGATCGGGGTTAAGCCCCTGTTTTGCCGCCTGCCCCGCATACCACTTCTTGAACTCTTCCTCATCAGGAGGAGGGGGCGTCTGCGCCCGCGAAGAAACCCGATCGTATGCACTTCCCCACGCGTCAACCATTTAGTACCCCGCCCGCTTGGCTTTAATCATCGCCGCTTTAATAGCGTCTTCTCTGGACAGCTTCGGATTTTCTTTGATCACTTCTTGGATAAACGTATCCCGAGCAGCGTCAGTGAGAACTTTCTTTTCAAACTTCGGTATCTCCCCCTTCTTGGTCAGATAGTTGGGGTCTTTGTCTTCATGGATGAGCATCAGATCCTGCTGCAACTGGGACATGATGTTGGCGTGTTCTTCTTCCATGCCTTTAAGCGGGCGCTTGAACTCGTCGGTCAGGCCGATGAGCTTACTGTCGTAAAACTTGAACGTGTCGTCTATCAACTGCGCCCGGGTATACTTGTCCGCCGTGCTACCCGCTTTTAATTTCTGCTGTTTATCAGCAGCTTCCATAGCACGCATCTCGGCCTTACGTTTCTCGAGGCTATTCCACTGCGGCGAGCCTTCTTCGTATTGCTGCTGGTAAATCTCGATCTGGGTTATACCGTCGCTCGGGGTACTTGGCTTGTCAGGCTTTTCAAACGTCGCACCTGCCTCACTGAGCTGAGCATACACCTTGTTCGCCTGATCTTCGGGCACCACGTAGGGCGCCTGCGCCACGCCGTTCTTATCCCGCCAGTTGATGGTGACGTACTTGGTCTTGACAGGATCGGGCTCCAGCTCCTTCATAGACGTAACCGCCCCAACTCCGGCGATCTTGTGCTTCAAATCCAGCGCAGGATTGGATAAGATACTCCTGGCTACGGAGGGATAGTCTTCCGACCCCATCTCGTAACCACCTTGTGGCATTGGCATGTTCATCGCCGGGCCAGTGGGGTCGGCGCCGGGCGGCTGGTCGGGCCGGCCGCCACCGGAGACAAGCTCCGCCAGCAGCTTCTCCTGCTCGCGCTTTTTCATCTCCTCCTGGGTCTTCATGTAGGAGGACAGCATCGACGCAAACATCTGCTGCGTACCACCAGCAGGGCCGCCGAAAGGGTCTTTGGTGTAGCCGGGGAATTGAATTACTGGCATTTAAAAACCTCTCGTAATAATTTCATCCCGAAAGACGTATCGGAAAAATCTCTCCGCGTGGTCTGCTTCGTGCCTGCGGATCTTAACGTGGCAAGGGACACACAAAGTAACGCCGTTGTTATAATCGAATTTCAGTTCGTCGCATTCTGACCGCATAATGATGTGGTGCGCTTGCAGATGCCGCCCTCTCTTGCCACAATCCACGCAAGTATAGTTATCCCGCTCGAATATATACTGACGCCACACCATGTGGTCTTCCAGTTTACATTCGTCTCTTACGTATCGCGGCGCCCTAAATCTTCCTGAGTTCAACTCTCTTGACAAGCATCCACAGCTATTGACGTGCCCCGAGCGCAGCATGTGCGTCGTTATTATCTTGACCACACCGCACGTACAAACGCACTCCCACAAAACTCCGTCTTTAGTAGACCCCACCCGCTTAACTACCGTCAACCGGCCGAACTTTTCACCTTCTAGTTTTGCTGATTTTCTTTCAGACCGCGCTTCATTGTTTAGACAACCACAGCTACGAACGGCACCACTGCGGATATCCCCCGACGAAGCAACGTGATAATTTCCACAATCACACAGCCCCTGCCACCGCGGCTTCTGATACTTCTCGCGCGAAGCTTGCCCAACAATCACCAAACGCCCAAACCGCTGTCCGGTCAGATCGATGATAGCACCACGATGGATCATTAGAACCAGTCCTCTATTTGGCTTAAAAGTCCACTGATTGGATCAAACACAAACCCGAGAGCTTTTCCTACGTCCTCGCTACCAGTAATATCTTCAGCAAAACCACCGACTCCTTCTCCAGCCCAATTCCTCAGAGGATCGGCCCAATAGTCGGCCGCAGCGGGCAAGCGCTTTAACGCTGTGCTCCAGTCACTGTTGTTCACCGCAGCGTCGAAATTCTCCCCCTCCGTTGGCTCCCACCCCAGTTTATCATGACCCCAGGCAAGCCAGGGCTCGGTTGCAAAAGAGGGATTCCAGCCGCCATCACCAATGCCAGTAAAGACGTTGCCCGTCTTCTGGCCGTCAACTACCGTGTCGGTGTTGTTGGAAGCAACGAGCTGGCCGCCAATAGCGGCTGCGATGTAGGCAACCGGCAACAGCGCGGCCATGCCACCGCCGCCCGCAGGCGCGCCGGCCGGGGTCGCGGGGGGAGGAGCTGCGGGCGGAGGCGCGGCAGGAGGCGGCATGGCCGGCGGAGGTGCAGCCTGTGGCGGAGGCGGCGTAGACGGAGGTGGCGCCGACGCTGGGGTAGATGGCGTGCTCGGCGTCTGAGGCGTCTGGGGAGTCCTGAATTTGTCCATCATCTTTTCGATCATCTTGGGGTTCATCCCCATGCCCTGATCTTCTTTCTCCTGCTGAGCTGCTTGCTGCTGGTCCATACGGTAGACCGGGCGGTCTACGTTCTGGGCCTGCAACATCTGCTCAAGTAATTGCTGCCAGTCGTACTGCATCATTAGGTAGTCCCTCCCCCCTTGCCGCTGAACATGGCGCTAAAATCCGTTCCGCCAGCCGCGCCGAGGAGCGATTGCAACAGCCCCTGGCTTTGCGTTGGCCCTTGCACAATCGGGCTGAGCGCCGAGGTGCCGAGCGTCGAGGGCAGCAAGTTGAGGTACGGGTTGCTGTAGCCCTGCTGCGACAGCCACTTGTTATACTCTGCGGTCAGCGCGTTCTGCTCAGTTGACTGCTGTGTGCCGCCCACGGCCTGGCCTTGCGTGAGCATCGCCATCAACTGCTGGAAGGGTTGTTCCGCCGTGGCGTTGGCAAGGCCGGGCACTTGGGTGGCCCGGGTGAGGTCGGCCTGATTTCCTTCGAACATGCGACTCAGATAATCCGAGCCGGCCTGGTAGTTCTTATTGGTCGTGTCCATGCCGGCAGTGAACTTGCGCTCATCGAATGCGCCCTTTTCACCGTACAGGGCGGTGGCAAGCTGAGAGTTCAGATTGGTCATCATGTCAGAGGCGCTGCCAGCAATCGCCCGATTGGCCGCGCCGCTGGACCCTGCGTTCTGGGAGACAAACTTTTCTTGCAAAGACGGAACGATCGACTCTTCCCAGTTCTTCATGGCCGGATCAACCAGCGCACTCTTGTACCAAGTCTGAAGGGCGGCGGGGTCGTATTGACCCACATCGTAGCCCTGGACATTTTGCTGCGGCGTTGCGCTGCTGCCCTGCATCACCTTGTCGATGGCGGAAAGCGACGTAGCATTTTGCTGCGGGTTCTGGCCCATCATCTGCTGGAGTTTAGCGTACACGTCGCTCTGAAGCGGCGATGCGCCAGCGGCGGTTGCGCCGGGGTAGGCTTCGACGCCCTGGCCAAGCATGCCCGGGGTGTCTTCCGTACCGACGAACATGCCTGACAACTCATCGAGCAACTTTTTCTGACTGGGGGTCAGAAGTTCAGCAGTCCCGGTTTGCTTGGCGTCCTCGCTGCTGCCTAGGAAGAAGTCCTTTACACCACCCATTTTCTATTCTCCTCCGAGTTCCATGGTGACAACACCAGCCGGCTTTAAACCATGTTTTGCGAACGCGCGAGGCGCCCGGGTGTCTATCGTCAGCTTTTCAGCATGAATCTCTTTCATTAATTTCTGGGCAAGATTTTTCGCCTCACCCAAGATGCCTTTGTTCTGGTACGCTTTATCCACCGACAGCATATTGATATGTAGCACATACGTTATAGGGTTTAATGTAAGCCACATGAAACCTTTGATGACGTGCTCATGGTCTGCAAACACGCCAAGATAGTTCACCGCCCAGAAGGTTTGCCCGGCGCTGACCATGCGCAGCACATTGTAGAACCGGTCCACGTCGGGCAGCTTCGGTTTTATCTGCTCGACCAGTGGACGCGGCAAAAGAGAAAAGTCGTTGATTGGTGTGTAGCGTAATCCCGATCCCTTGATCTTCTTCATAAAAAATCCTATGCGGGAGGTGGATGTGAGTCATGCGCGTCGTAGCGCGTTTTGAGCGCCTGCAACTGCGTGTTCAACTGGTTCACTGTGCTGGCGATGTCGCTGTACATGGTGTCAATATGAAGCACCAGCAGCCGGATGTACTCTTTCAGCGCCTCGGGGTCGGCGCCTTTTACTTTGCTCAGCGCCTGAACCACTGACTCTGGTTTCCAGGGCACGTTGGTGGTCGGAGAAAGTGTAGGCATACTACCCTCTTATTGGCCCAGCCGGCTTAAAGTATGGGACAACCGCGTGGACTTGAACCGTCTGATCAGCGGCGTTCTGGTACATCCGCATGCGATGAAAATCGCCCACGCCGCCAGCGTAAAAGCGCACCCACACTTTGGAGTCACTTATTTCCGGCGCGGCTTCCCCACACGCTTCGGTTGCGCTGGCATACGCCGTAGCGTCATAATCCGTGTAAAAATCAATCTGAAGTTGCGTGCTCGGGCTGCGCGTCAGCAGCAGATCCACCCACCCCAAGCGGGCGCGAAGACCTTTGGCGAGATATGGGTTCCAACGGCCGGACATCACTTCGAACTCAATAGCCGCGCCGTTGTCGCTGCTGCCGACGTTTACCGTCCAGACATACCCTGTGGAGTCAACACCAATGATGGTGGGGTAGCCGGCCTGCGCTGCGATATCATCAAAAGAAGTGGTGATTGTGTCGAGCACGGTTGTTACCGTATCGAGCACAAGACCGGATTGGCCGATCTTAAAATACCCGTAGGCGTTAAACCCAAAGTCGTATTCACTCCAGGCTTTATCCTCGTAGTTGTAGACCAGCGAGTAGTCATTGGTGGTTGACCCAATGCGTGGGTAAGAGATGATTACCTGCCGCAGCGCAGGGTCGGGCAAAGAGTACGCCAGCCCGAAATTCTCGTGGTCGATGCTGGCAGCAGCGTCGGGCACCTTCTCGTCAATCGAGTACACCTGGAGCCCGTCTGTCTCGTTGATGCTCGTCTCACCAAGAGCTCCCATCCGGTCGGCAAAGTTAAAACCAGAATATGTGCCAAAAGCGCCGTCAACACCGGAGATGCGCTCCCACCTAAAGGGTAGGTCCGCGTCGCCGGTGTAGCGCAAGCGCCAGGACGACGCTTGGAAGAAAACGACAAGATCATCCTTTATAAAATCGGCGGCGACAATCCATTCGGAAGTCGGGCAATCAACATACCCATCGTTTGTCCAGTCGTCCGGATCACCAATGGTACACCAGCGCGCGCGCTGGGGATAGAAAAACCCGCCCTCAGTTGTGCGCAGCGCCACCAGGCGCTCTTTATACTGGAAGATGAGCAGACACGTATCAACGTCGTTGTCCGCATCGCCATCCAGGTCCATGAGCAACGGGGTGAACGCCGACCCGTTGTAACTCTGCACCCGGTCCTTGGCGTTGGTCACAAACAGCCGGTCCTGGTAATTGGCGCCCCAAATAATGTTGGCCGTCGTACCGGTGAAAACATCCGTGCTCCCAATCGCCATGAACTCTTCAGCTACTTCATCGTACCAGGCGGCGCGCTTGGTGTCGAAGATCAGAAGTTGCGATGTGCCAGCGGTTATGTCCTGGTAGGACTCAACCCCAACGCCAGGCAAGCTGGGGTAGTAGGAGTAATCAACCGTCACCGCGGCCGTGGCGTTGCCAGAAAAGGTGATGTCGAAAACTCCAGTTGCATAGACAATCGTGCCGGTGCCATCACCCGACAACGTGCCGTCGCCATCGTCTGTGAGAACAAGCGTTGCGTCTGTAAATTCTACCGTCCCGATCTGCACCGGGATCTCAGCGAGCGTACCTGTATAGTGCGCCGCGCCCAGCGCCCCAACGGCTTCTGCGGCGACGCCGTGCGCGAGCCTGCCAAATGGCTCGCGGCCCCGGCGCTTTGATAAAACACCACGACGCAGATACGCATTTTTCATCTGCGTATAGGCTTCGCTGGGCAGCAGCCAACTCTCAACGCCCAGCTCAACGCCGTAGCGCATGTTGCCGACCAGAAATGGGGTAAAGCCAGAAGTCATACGCCGCCTATCATTTTCGCAGCTTCGTGCTGGATGCGCTGCCGGTCCTCCAGAAGTTGCACCAGATAAGCAACTGCCGGATCTGGTTTCGGACCATGCTCGGTTGTCATGTTGTTCCGGAAAGACTCCACTGCTTTTTGATTCCCCTCGAGGAGCCCGAGCGTTGTGAGCGCAAACTCAAGCTGCCAGCGGTCGATGCAGCGCCCAATTTTATCTTTAGGTTTCAGCGGCTCGCCCCGGGGCGTGACCAGAAGTTCTACCCATGCAGGGCAGCCGGATTCCCCATCCCACTCTTTTTCGCAGCAGCCTTTTTTAAATGCGGCCAGGCCGCGGATACAGGGGGGCTTAGTCTTTGACACAGGCAATTATCTCCTGAAAATGTGGAGTGGAGTTGCTTCCAGTGGCCCCAGTGCCTGCGGCACCCGTCGCGCCCGTACCTTCGGCGCCTGTGTTCCCCGCCCCCGCAGCGCCGGTAGCGCCCGTGCCGGCGGCGCTGGTGGCGCCCGTGCCCTCGGCGGCGGTATTACCCGAAACAGGGGTGCCCGCGCCTCCTTGGTAGTCGGAGTAATACCCAAACCCTGCGTCGGCGGTGAACCCCGCCCCGCCTACTGCGACACCGTAGTTATGCCGATGATTGGTATTCACCGTCAGCCCACTGGCCCCATGTGCGTGGTTTGGGCCAGTATGAACGTGGCTGGGACCGGTGTGAGTGTGGCCCCCAATGGAGTGCGCGTGACTTGGGCCAGTATGCGTGTGACTCGGCCCGGTGTGGGTGTGCGCGCTCTGCGGGTTCACCGCACCGCCGGACCCAATGTTACCGGACGCGGCGTAGCAGAGCATAGCGTTGTCTTGCCAGTCGGCTTTTCTTGTCCAGCCGGTCGGAGCGCTGTTCTGGCCGAACACCATTATGGTGCCAGAGGGTGCGTTGAGTTCTCCCTGGTAGCCAAAGGTCTTTGCCGCGCCGCCCGGGGCTATGGCCTTTAGCGATCCGGCATTGTTCCACAGCTTGGTCGCTGAAGCATGCGCGGCTTCATCTCCTGCCTGGTCGATAAGCTGCACGACGTTGTGCATGCCCGCCGTGCTACTCATCGTACCGGGAAACTCGTGATCCCGGCCAAGAGCGTCTTCGAGCGCGGCGTTGTTGGTCCTTACCCCGTCATCGATGTAGCGTGCCTGGATTCCCGCTGCTGGCACATCTTTATTCCACGCCATGAATTACTCCTTTAAAACAGCGGAACGCTGCGCATCCCGATGGGGTACTGCTCTGTGATATCGACGTTGATCAGCGACTTGTAGTGCGTAAAAAGCGGCGACAGATTCTGCACAGCGTCCATGTCCTGGTCATCGCTCAACTGCTCAATCGCCGCACCGTAGACCACCAGCCGACCCCACAACTCGTTCTCGGGTGTGTCGGCGTCATTGACCAACTCGGCCGGCGTCGTTGACACCATCCGCATTTTTACTGCGTAGATGGCGTCGGGGATCTTTCGAATGTAGAGCGTACGGTCAAAGAGCAGCACCCCTGTGGGCGAGTCTTCGTCGGTTTCATCCAACGGATACTCATCAAAAAACTGCTCTTTGTCCGTGTAGAAATCAATACGCTCGTTGTCCAGATAAACCGGGCCGGACACGGCGATCACGGTTGCGGGCAGAGCGTACTCGCCTGTGCTCGCCACCGTGTTGAAGTCGTACCAGCCCTTGAACTCAGGCGGGCTTATTAAGCGTGGCAGCATCAACCGGTAGAAAGTGTTGAGCTTTTTCTTGACATCGGCAAGTGACATCTGAGATGTCGTGCGCTTGCCGGTTATCTTCCGGAAGTCAGTCTGCCAATCGAGAAACGTGTAAGCCATAAGCCCTCTACATTACTTCGGAGATTCGACCTGCTCCGTCACAACAGCAGCGGTCAGGGTGGCAGGAAGCGACCCGCCAACCGTATAGAACAGACCGGCCAAGTTGCTGTAAGCGACGGTCGTGTTGGCGGCGCCCAGCTCGGTTGTCCCAAATGTGAAATCACCATCCGACTTGGTGGCCGTGACATAGCCAATGCGGACATGATCCGCTGCAACGGCGGGCAGCGCGGACGCAGCCGCAAGCGCGGAAGCATAGCCTGTAGCATTGGCCGTCGCTTCCACCGCGTCGATGGTGAGGTCGGTCCCGATATCAAGAGCCACAGCACCATACTTGGTCTGGGGCACAACGTCGTTACCTGGGGCGGTGCCAGCGGAGACAGCCGCTTTGGTGTATAGCTTGCCATTGATAATAAACGAAAACTGCAAATTCGCTACGTGCGTTGCCGTCGAACCGATGCCCAGCTCAGCGGAGGTGACAAGATAATCGCCTGACATGGCGCCGAGGGCCGTCAGCAGCGTCGCATGATCGTCGCGCAGCTCGTTGACCAGGGCACGGACGGCATCGACTTCGGTGTCGAAATTCTTGAGGAGTTTTACAAGTTCCTCCTCGCGCGACACCGCTTCGTGATTGATCTTTTTCTTAGCCATTTACTTTCTCCTTCTTAGGAGGCGCCATGCGGTTGATGCCGCCACGGGGCTCCACAATCGGCAAACATGTGAACCGCCGGACGTGGCCGGCTGGTACGCTTTTGATGGCCCCAGTGATAGGGTCAGCTTCGTCTCGATACACAGGTGTCGTCAAGCTGTTGACGTGGGACACCACTTCCTCCGGCCAATTCACGATGTCGCCGTGCTTGGCCTTAAACTCGACGCCCTCGTAGAAAAACCGCACAACGGGCGTAGGCTGGCCGGCGTCGGGGGGATCTTCATTGTTGTTGAACTCGCAGCGCATTTTTGGGCCTTCATCCAACCGCGCTTTTGTTTTGGCCCGGGCCTCTTTTACCTGCCGGCGCTCTTTTTCCACTTGCAACTGGACGAGGGCATTTTCTTTGTCAACAGCTTGCATGCTCATCTTGGAATACTCCTTTTATCAGGTGAAGCCTGGAGGGGGTTTTCACGCCCACCTCCAGACGTTGTGTAGAGGTTAAAGACTAAGCCACGTCGCCGTGGTCGGTGTACTTGTCAGCCACGAAAGCGATGTAGTAGACCACATCGCCGTCATCCACGAAACCAGCGGCGATGGTAACGCCTTTGCCGGAGTCATCACTGCCCAGGTTCATGTTGTCGGTCGAGAACACGTAATTGGGCGCCGTGCCGTCACTGCCAAAATCCACAGCGGTTCCACCTTTGGTAAGAGAGATCCGGAACGTGGTGGCTGTGGCATCGATGACATAATACTGCACCAAGGCGCTCACGTTGGTGGGCAGGCCGCCGGAGGCGATGAACATAACCTTCTCGCCGTTCTTCAGGCCGTGACCGGCCGCGGCGGTACAGGTGATCAGATCTTCGGAGGCGCCGCCGGTGTCATCGAAGGTGACGCTCTTGCGATCGCCCACAACGACGCCGGGGTTCCAGGCGGAAACCAAACCACCGGAGGCCATCTTCAGGAAGAAATCGCCCGCACTGGTGCCCGCGAGGAAACGGTCATACTGCACTTCGGCCGCGTCACCCATGCCGTAGAACCACTCGAGAATGGCAACATCCGTAGCGGAGGCGGCGGTGTTGATGATTTTGATGTAGTCGGGGGTGACGCCGAGGTTCAGGTTATAAGCCTCACCGTCGGACGTGAACTTCCCGATCAAGATTTTGGGATTCTGGTTCACTTTCTACTCCTTAATAAAAGATGAGTTTGAGACAGGGGCGGCTGCCCGCCCCGGGTTCAGATTAGGTGTCTTTGGTCACGCGCAGGTTGTGAATCCACGCATCGTTCAGGATGCGGCCAGCCCACACGGCTTTCCAGCCGGCGGTGGCGTAACGATTCAAGGGAGAACCGGCGGTGTCGAAACCCTTCATGACGGTCTTGATGCCTTCCAGGGACACGTCACCAAAAGCATCAGCACCAAAGATTGGAAGGTAGTACTGAGCCGTGGCATCGGAAGACTTGTGGGCATTGGTCGTCCATTCCCACCGGGTGTTGCCCAGAGCGCCCCATTCCCACCCGGTCGTGCCGGTCTGGGAGGCGTAAGCAGCAATCGACAGAAAGCCCGTGCAGCCTTCAAGATCCATCAGCAATTCCTGATGGATGATGCCGCGGAAGGCGGGGCGAAGCGGGCTGGACCCGACGCCGGTGCCGGAGCCAACCAGCTTGGTAACAAACTTGGCGTTGCCGGACAAAAGCTCCAGCACCACGTTGTCCACATCGCCGCGGGTGATCTCGGTGGGGGTGTTGCCGTTATCCCCACCGGCCGCGTTGGTCGCGCTGGCAGAGGCCGACAGGATATCACGCATCAATGTTTCGAAAGTGATGTCGGCCTGGTAGCCATTGCGTTCGGCGGCCTGGGTGAGCACCGGATCTTGATTGGTCATATCGACCTCTTCCGTTATGTGCTCCAGACCGCCGTACCAGGAGATCTTGGCGGTCAAAGACTCCTGCGTAACCTTGTGAGCCGCAGGATCGGCGCCCTCGGACAGCGGGGTCGTGGCGGCAGCCGGCATGGGATACCGGTGCCACTTGTAGGTGTTGCCGGACTTGGACGGCATGGAAGCATGCTGGGCGTGCTGCCGGTAAACCATGTTCTCTTTGGCAGCTTCCAGCAGGACGCGATTGTAGAAAATTTCTACCGCGGGAGCGACATCAGCGGTAGTGGTTACGTTATCGGGCATTTTGAACTATCTCCTTTTTAGACAGCTCCGCCGCGCTTAACCCGCTCAACTTCGGCGCGGAAATCCTCCGCAGACATCGAAGCATAACGGGCGGCAAGAGAGACGGCTGCTCCCGGGACAGACTGGCCGGTGCCAGGATTGCCGGGTTTGGCCTGGTTCTCGATGATGCGGTTGATCTCATCCATGATGTTGCCTGTAGCCGCTGGCGCGGCAGGGGCGGCTGGAGCAGCCATCCGTTCAGCGCGCATCTTTGCAAACTGCACGGCGGCGGGAAGCTGCTTTTCCTGTGGAAGTGATCGGATGATCTCCGCAAACATCGGGTTCTCTTGCATAATCGCGGGTAGCTGTTCTTTGAGTAATTGTTGGTAGTGAGGAACGTGTTGCGTCAACTTGATCTCGGCCAGTTGGGGTTGGAGGCTTTTCACAGCGTCTTGGATCATCCCCATCATTTGCTGCTGTTGCAGCTTTAAAGCCTTTCGAACATGGCCTGCTTCGAGCAGGTTTGAATCCGGCACGCCTTCGAGAAGATCCGCGATGGCGGCAGCGGTGGGCGCGGGCGCCTGCGGCTGGGGGGCCGGAGCCTGGGGCGCGTTGGCCCGGTAGAGCGCCATTTGATCGCGCATGAGCTGCAACTGCTGGCTCATCTGCTCGCGTTCGGCCTTGGTGCTTTGCAGCTCACTTCGCATCTTTTCGATTACCGGCAGCGGCACCGTGCGCGTTTCGGGCGCAGGCGCGGGAGCGGCCGGCTCGGCAGATGCTGCGGGAGCCG